CTTTTATAAGAAAGATCTTAACCTATCTATCTTAGGACCAGTAGGTGATATTGTAAGTGAGTGGATCATTAAAGGTGCTTTCATTAAAGAAGCTACTTTTGGAACATATGATTGGTCTACTTCTGATCCTACCGAATTGACTATCTCAATAGGAATGGATTTTTGTATATTAAATTATTAGTAGCACTGAGTTCTTAACTATTAGAAAAAGGCCCCTTACTAGGGGCTTTTTTTATTTTACAAAATTATTTATTCTTATATTTATATATAAAAGAATAGTTTTATGTCAGAACAAAAATTCACAGTTCCATCAGAGGTTATAGATCTACCTTCAAAAGGTCTAGTATATCCAAAAGAAAACGCATTATCTTCCGGCCAAGTTGAAATGAAGTATATGACAGCTAAAGAGGAAGACATCCTTACAAATGTCAACCTGCTTCGCCAGGGCCTCGCCATCGAGAAGATGCTCAAGAGCCTAATCAAATCACCAATTAACTATGAAGACCTAACCTTGGGTGACAGGAATGGCTTATTGATAGCCGCCAGGATTCTTGCCTATGGTAAAGACTACTCTTTTAAGTATACTAATCCTAATACAGACGAGGATGAGAAAGTGGAAATAGATCTACAAGACTTAAAATATAAAGAATTAGATTGGTCTAAATTTGCTAATAAAAACGAGTTTAGTTTCACTCTACCATATTCTAAGAACGAAGTAACGTTTAAGATTTTGACGGTATCTGATGACAAGAAAATAGATGAGGAAATCAAAGGTATGAAAAAGATTGTAGGCCAAGATGCAGGTACACTTTCTACCAGGCTTAAATTCCAAATAACTTCTGTTAATGGTGACTATTCTACTAAAACAGTAAGAGACTTTATTGATCAAGGATATCTTTTATCAAGAGACTCAATTGAACTTAGAAAGTATATATCAGAAGTAACACCAGACATTGATACAGCAGTATCATTTACTTTAAAAGACGGTTCTGAAGTACAAACCGCACTACCGATGGGAGCGGAGTTCTTTTTTCCCGGGAGCGGACTATAGGTCCGCATTCATGACAGAGTGTTTTGAACTTACCTATCACGGTGGAGGTGGCTTTACTTATACGGAAGTTTGGAACATGGACGTCCCTAAACGTCGTTTTAACCTTAAAAAGATCAATGAATATCTTGAAAAGGTTGAAGAGATGCGTAATCAAAACCAGCAAAAGGTAACAGAAAAAACTGATCCTAGCAAGATTAAACTTCCTGATTTCGTAAAAAAGCCAGAAGATCCTACCTTTGTATCTAAGGTAAAAACCAAAAGGTAAATATTTATTCGTAGGTAATACAATACAGTAAATGGCAGACGAAATAGATATCAGTAGGCAGTTAGAAGAATCAATTAGGCAATCTAGAAAGCTTCAACAGGATTCTAATTCTGAATTGAATAAGTCTATAAACCTTCTGTCTAAAATAAATGACTTAAGGGATTCGTCTATTGCCAAAGTTAAGGCTCTTAATAGAGAGACTATTAACACAAAAGATATACAAAAAGAGCTTCAGAAAGCTAAGGAAAAGGATATACTTACTACTAAAAAGATATCTGACTTAGAGAAGTCTATGAGTGATCAAGAGAAGCAAAATAGTATAGGTTATATAACTAATATAGCTAATAGAAAAAAGTTAGAAGAAGACATTCAAAGAGCTAAGCTACAAAATAATCAAGGATTAGCTAGATCTCTAGGTCGACAATTAGCTACATTAGATACGCAGATAACACAACAAGAATCATCTCTTAATATAGATGAAAGACGATACGCTGCTACAATTGAAGCAAATAAGGTAGCTCAAGAAAATGTACAGCTGTTACAAGAAGAATTAGATATAGAAAACGAAATTAACAAGAGTATAGGATTCTCAGGAAAAGCTCTAGGACTATTTGCCAACAAACTTGGTTTAGGTACTAAGTTCTATGGTGAAATGGTAGAAAAAGCAAGAGACCTAAATGAAGAAGGCAAAAAAATGACTTTCTTAGATAAATTAGGGTCATTAGGTAAAGCCGCTGGCGCTAGTTTAAAAGAAGCTATATCAGATCCTTTAACAGCAATACCTATAGCTGGAGCTGCTATAGCAGGAGTTATTAGCGGTTTAAAATCTGTTTTTGATTATATAGTAGGAATACAAGATCAAACTGTTAAGTTTGCAAGAGCCATGAACCTTTCAATAGGAGAAGCTCGAGCATTAAAAATGGAGTTTGCTAGTCTTAGTATTTCTTCTGGAGACTTATTCATCAATAGCCAAAAGATGGTTGAGTCTCAAATGGAATTAGCTAGTGCTTTAGATGTAACAAATAGACTTACTAATGAACAGCTAGCTACTAATATTAAGCTAAGAGATCTTGCTGGACTTGACTTAGAAACAAGAAAAAGTATAGTTGAAGCATCAACATTAACAGGTCAGTCTTCAGAAAATATAACTAAATCTGTTTTATCTCAAGTAGCAGGTTTAAAGCAAGCAACAGGAATTAGTTTTAGCTATCAGAAGATTCTTAAAGAAGCATCTAATTTAGGCGGCTATTTAGGACTTACATTTTCAAAATATCCAGCACAACTAACTAAGTCTTTAGTTACTGTTAAGTCGATGGGTATGGAGTTAAAACAACTTGATTCAATAGCTGATTCATTCTTAGACTTTGAGTCTTCTATATCAAGAGAATTTGAAGCTCAGCTATTAACTGGAAAAGATATTAACTTAACTAAAGCTCGCGAAGCTTTCTTGAATAATGATCTTGCTACTGCGGCTGGAGAAATAACAAAACAAGTTGGATCTGCTAATGACTTCTTAAAGTTAAATCGTATACAAGCTGAGTCTTTAGCTTCTGCATTTGGAATGTCTAGAGATCAAATGGGTGAAATGCTAAAGCAACAAGAGTTGCTAAGTAGATTAGGAGCTAAAGATCTTAAAGATGCTCAAGCTAAAGTACAAGCATTAAGAGCACAAGGTAAAAGTAAAGAAGATATTGTCAGACTTACTGGTGAAGAAGCTTACCAAAACTTAACTAACGCGTCTCTACAAGAAAAGATCGGCGGTTTTATGGAAAAAATAAAGCAGTCAATTTCTGACTTTGTAGAAAAGAGCGGTATTATAGATAAGCTTGAAGGCTTCTTTGATTATCTATCAAAGCCAGAAAATATAAAAAAGATTATATCAGGAGTTAGAGACTTTTTTGCTGGCGCAGTAGAGTTTATTGGTAAAGCTGCGTACTATATATTAGAAGGTTTAGACTATGTTGCATTCGGACAAATACCAGATAGTTTTATAGACAGTATAAAATCTGGTGCTGAGAATATGGGAGCTCAAATTAGATCGTTAGGTGGTGATATGGGAGGTGTTTCTGTTTCTGATCAAACAGCTAGAAGAGATGTAACATCAAGTGCTGTAGCTACTAACGTAGAAGATAATATGAGTATGAGAAGAGGTTCTTCAAAAGAGGTTGTAAACCTAAATGTGACTACGTATGTATCTGACACTAAGAGAGATGCAACGGCACGTTATGACAGAGAAGGTAATTTTGACTTACAGACAGGTAAACAATAACTAGATGCCTCTAATTGACTTACAAACTAATCTAAAGAACTTAAGGTTCGGTAACGATAGACCAGGATATGGTTCATCAGGACTACCTTATATTCAGACTATAATGCCAGATACACCTAATGCAACTGGCACAGTTCAACCTATATATAGACCAGGCTCAACCGGAGGTTTAGACTTTCCTATTAGAGGAGGTCAACTAGAGTTTAACTTAGGCACACAATCATTCACTGTATCTAGTAAAATAGACAAGTCTAGAATCAAAAAGTTCTTTGAAGACAAGCCTAGAGGTACTGCTTTTATTCAAAAACAAGTAGGGTTACAATTATCTAATCCTAAGATTGAGACAGGCAATACTTTATTTGGTATTCCTCAAGGCATTCCTTATCCTGGATTGTTAGAGAACACTAGAGTGTACAACTTAGGTCAAAATACACTAGCTCAAGTAGGAGTATCTGGAACAGGCTTTCATGCTATTAGGCACGGTCTTGTGCCTTTTAATCCTTATCAGAAGTTCTACTATGATATAGTGAACAAACAAAACGTAACAAATCAGAAAGTTAGCAATAGGCTTTTGAATTTAGCTGCGTTAAAGATGACGACTGGAGATCCTTTTGCAAATCCTGCAAATGTACCAGACATTAATCTAGTAAACACATTAGGTATATCACTTAACAGAAATATGATCTTCCAATATCTTGGTGGACCTAGTTCTGTTTATGGTGTAGGCACAACAACAATACCAAGAGTAGTTGATACAACTAAGCTTAGATCTTCTACAGCAATGAACTATGATCAATTGCTAGCTCAGAAGTCTAATCTCAATAATCCTATTCCAGAAATACAAGACTTTAGACAAAAGATCAATGAGGCTTCAAGAGCTATTGTATTTAATAATACATGGACTAAAGAACAAACTGTAGACTATAGATTCTATGTCAATAAAAAAGACAAATTAAATTTAACGTATCCTTTCTTATTTAGAAACGATCAAGCGCCTTGGGAGATCAATAAAACAGATACAGACGATCTTATTAAATTTGTATTTGAAGCTATATCTAATGATGATCCTACATACTCAATGGCATTATTCTTTAGAGCTTTTTTAACAGCAGGAATAACTGATAGTAATTCAGCTCAATTAAACTCATTCAAATATCAAGGTAGAGGTGAAAATTTCTATACCTATCAAGGTTTTGATAGGACGATAGGTTTCTCATTCAGAGTAGCTGCAGGATCTAGAGATGAATTAAGGCCACTATATAACAAAGTCAATTCACTAATAAGTCAAGTATATCCTGATTATAGTCCTAAGCAAGGTATTATGAGAGCTCCTGTAATTAGAATGACAATAGGAGATTATCTTTATCGTGTACCTGGATTCTTAGAAAGCGTAAATGTTAATATTGACAATAACTATCCTTGGGAAGTTAACTTAGAGAAGAGTCAAGTAGGAGATATTGCGCAACTTCCACAAGTTATGGATATCTCAGTATCATTTAAACCTATCATGGATATACTTCCTAAGAGGGCGTCTATCAATAAGCTAATAGAGGCCACATCAGCCACTAATAATACTAGTCAAGAAACTACTACTATATCTACTAGTATACCTGCTATAATAGCAAATGTAGGAAATAAAACAAGCCCAGAGCAAAGCTTTATAAAACCTG